TCATGTCCACCCCCGCGCCCGAGCAGTCCTGAGAGGAGGTAGGTAGATATGGCACACGGTGGCAACTTCGTAGGCCTCGACAAGGGGTGGAAGGTTCTCACGACCTACAACTCCTCGCACGCTGACGGTGTCACGCCCTTCCGGTGCGTGAAGCTCGGTGCAGCCGATGACATCGATCTGAACACGACCGACACGGTGTGGACCGTGGGCGTCGTGCAGGAGCGCGTCGACCGCACCAAGGTGGCGACCGGCAAGGTCATCGCCAACGTTCGCATGGGTGGCATCACCAAGGTGTACGTCGCCGACACCCCCGGTACTGTCGTTCAGGGTTCTCCCCTGGCGTGCGGTTCCGACGGCGGTGTCAAGCTGGCAGCGACAGGCGACTTGATCGTCGGTCGGTGCCTCACGTTCGGCACGTCGCTCGAGGGCGACCTCGTCGACATGCTCATGACTTCGCCGGTTGTCTCGGCCTGATCCTGAGAGGGGAGTAAGACATGGTTTACAGCCCAACAGGGTCGGGTAGCGTTCACATCGACGAAGTTCTCACGTCGATCAGCATCGCGTGGCCCAACAACGCCCTGGCCGGTCAGGCACTGTTCCCGCCGGTCACCGTGCGGAAGCAGTCCGACAAGTACTACGTCTTCGGCCGCGAGATGTGGCTGCCGGAGAGCGGTGACTTCCGTGCGCCCGGCACGGTCGCCAACGAGATCCCTGGTCTCCAGGTCTCGACGGACACCTACTACGCACAGGAGCACGCGCTCCAGGTGCCGGTGACCGACGAGGAGCGCGAGAACGCCGACGCGCCACTGTCGCCCGATCGCGACGCCACCGAGTACGTCACCCAGCGTGTGCTGCTGGGCCGTGAGGTGGCCATGAAGAATCTCGCGACCACTGCGGCGAACTACTCCTCGGGCAACGTGGTCACGTTGGCCGGTACGGACCAGTGGAACGACTACGCCAACTCCAACCCGATCAGTGACCTTCGGACGGGCAAGTCCGTCGTTCACGGCCGGATCTTCCTCGATCCGAACCTCGGTCTGATCCCCTACCAGGTCATGACCGTGCTCGAGGACCACCCGGACTTCCTGGAGCGCATCAAGTACTCGGAGCGTGGGATCTTCAGCCCAGAGCTGTTGGCGTCGCTGATCGGTCTTCAGCGGGTCATCGTTCCCGGTGCTGGTGTGAACTCGGCCGTCGAGGGACAGCCGGCGACGCTGGGCTACGTCTGGGGCAAGGACGTAGTCTTGGCCTACGTGCCTCCGCGTGCGGGTCTGAGGATTCCGGCGTTCGGCTACGAGTTCGTCTGGGGTCGGCAGTTCGTCGACCGCTGGCGTGAAGAGCCGCGCGTGTCGGATCTGATCCGTGTGCGTCGGCGCTACGACCTGAAGCTGACGGCCCTCGGCGACGTGGGTACGGCGGACGCCGGCCTCGCCATCGGTGGCTACCTCATCAAGGCAGCGATCGCGTAACGAGGAGGATGGCATGGCGAAGAAGTATTTGGCCGCTACCAAGATCAAGGTGGACGGTCGTGAGATCGAGGTCGACGACCCCGTCGAGGGCTTGACCACGGAGCAGATGGCCGAGCTCTGGGAGGCTGGCGCGCTGAAGGAGGATACAGCGGCCACCCGAAGCAGCGACGCACCCACGGAGTCATCGCTGAAGGGGTCTCAGACGCCGAGTTCGTCAACGGAGCGGTCGTCGGCTGACGAGGCTACCTCGACGAGCAGCGGTGGCACCAAGAGCTCGGAGGGTGGGGGCACCAAGGGGGGCACCGGCGCTCCTTGATGCAGTGCGATGGGTCGTGAGTCAGGAACCTCAAAGTCTTGACTCACGACCCATCGAGGAATTTGGGAGGAGGTCAACATGGCAAGGGTAACCGTACCCGAGCTGCAGGCTTGGGTCGAAGGTACCAAGTTCACCATCGTTACACCGCTGTCTGCGACCAACACCCAGTTGCTCTTGCAGATCGAGGAGGAGATCCTCTCTCGTGTAGCCAATGCGTACGACACAAGCACTTGGGTGGACGAGACGACCACGCCGCGTCTCATCCGTGTAGCGATTGCCAAGAAGTTCGTGGCGTGGGCCTATCGGCGTCAGTACAGCGAGTCGCTAGGCGAAGACGATGCTACGTACGCGGCACTGCTTGAGGCCAATTCCGAGATGATCATTCAAGGCATCTTGGATGGTTCGATTGAGATTCCTGATCTACCGCCGTCGTTCACCACAGGACTCTCGTTCTATCCCACGGATGCGTCATCGGCTCTTTCGCCGACACCCGAAGATCCATCTTTGGGTCCTGAGAAGTTCTCTATGGGGATGACCTTCTAATGCCTGGGCCGACGAGGATTCCAGGAGTCGGTGGGGATTTCATCTCGTCCCACGAGATCAAGTTAGCCATCGGTGCTGGTTTGCGGTTCCACCGTGATTTGGTAGTCGGTTGGCAGCTCACGCCTACCATCGGACTCGTTGCCAGAGACATCAAAAAGTTCGGACTGGATATTCGCTCGTTCCGTGAGCCGTTGGAACGCTCCATCAAGAAGGTGGTCATCCCTTCGATCAAGAAGAACTTCGCATCTGGTGGTCGTCCTACTTGGGAGCCTTTGGCGGAAGCTACGATCCTGCTTCGAGGGTCTGCCGGGCCTGTCCTTGTGCGAACGGGCGCGCTTGCTCGGGGCGCCACGCAGTTCAACATCTGGGACGTGACTGAGACCAGCGCAGCGCTGCGAAAGCTACCACCCAAGGTCTGGTACGGACTCGTTCACCAGGAGGGAATCGGTGGCTTTGGCAAGTTCATGGAGGCCGCTACCGGAGGACTAGGGAGTGGTGCCAGCGCTAGGGACATTCTTGCTGAAGCTTTCAGGCTACTAGACGAGGCGCGTGGTGGTCCCAAGGGCCATCGTGCCGTACGAATCCCTCAGCGACAGTTTGTCATGTACCAGGATGATGATGAGGACGACATCCAGCAGATCTTCCTGGACTGGCTAATTGAACGCGCCTCTAGGGTTGGTAGGTTCCGCGCTACAGGTAGGAGGATCTGATGACACAGCCTCTTACCGACAGCACACTGGTGATTGCCAATCGATTCTTCGACATCCTAGATGCCAATAAAGCATCTCTAGGCATCCAGGACGTCTGGTTCGGCGACCAACAGCTTGTACCGAGGGTGCCTGCACTGTGTGTTGAGCCTGGAACAAAGCGACGTGTCTTGCAGGGTGTACCTGACCTGACGCTGAATGAGATTGACACACACTTTCTGCTCTACCACTCACCAGTGGCCGACTCGCAGACTTCCCGTCGGGCAGCGATAGCCTTCGCTGAGGCTGTCGAAACGTTCTTGCACGAGAATCACCTACGACTGCATGCAGCTAATGGTGATCAATTGACGATCCACGGCTTCATGGCCGAGATGGATCCTGCATACTCGTTCAGGCCGGGCACACTGCATCACGCAGCGGTCATGACCTGGACTAGTACGACCAAGAGAAGGCTCCAGACCTAGTAGGAGGTGTCATGAAGTGTTTATTGGTTTCGAGTAGGAGTGATTCGGCCACCATCGACGGTCTGGGTGTCATCGGTGCAGGCCAGACGCTCGAGGTCTCGGAGGATCAGCAGGAGATGTTCACATTGGTGCGAGGCTTGCCTGTCAACAAGGCTCGTCTGCCCGAAGGTGTCGAGACCGTCTTCGACATGTCCAGCGCGAAGGGGGACAAGTAAATGCCATATGGAATTGGCGCAGGCGGCCTGATTGGCGTGGCTCTCGAGACGACGCCGGGCACCTACGTCGCACCCACCAAGTTCGTACCCATCACCAGCGAGAGCCTGAAGGTGGTGGAGGACACACAGTTCCGTCGTCCCATCCGTGCATCCGCTGATGTGATCGGTGCCGTCGCAGGCAACGAGCACGTCGAGGGCGACATCGAGATGGAGGGTCTCGAGGACTGCCTCGTCTACTTCCTCCACGCAGCGCGTACAGCCGTTGTCAAGACGGGTGTCACCGACTTCTCGTATGTGTTCACTCCGACAGCCGACGCGATTCCAGCTCAGACGATGTCGATCACAGTCGTGAGGTCGGAGCAGGTGTTCGCCTACGTCGGCTGCGTAGTCAGCTCGTTCAGGTTCGGGATCAACAACGGCATGCTGACGTTCGGTGTGAGCATCATCGGACGCTCCGAGGCGACGCAGTC